ATGGGATGCATAATCACGCCTATATGTTCTGAAACATGGCCATTATGCTCTCGTTTTAATCTATTTTGACGGAAAGATGCCAAATACGTTTTAGAGGAAAGGTACTGAAAATCGAGCAATTACGATTAACGCAATTTGTCTTAAAATTCAGCCAGACACGGATAAGGTTTATATTACGCCTGACATTGACAGCGAGAAACTATCGTGAAATGGAAATTTTTGCGGTGGATCTTGCTCTGCGACCGCGTACCGGCAAAGCCGACATACGCTGTAAGCCCACACGCGAGGGCTTCGCCGTTCGCAGCCGCTACAAAATTCCCGTAGTCGGGAGGCAAAAGCTCTCCCGATAAGGAAATTTTTCCGCTCCGATGTAGAGCGTATCGAAGGCATCGGTGCCGTCGGTGCGGTGTTCGAGGAGGTCTTCTTCGGACTCGGCGAGCTTTTCGCCTGACTTGTCCTTGCGGAAGCCGTTGCGCCCGCGGCTGACACCGGCTGACTGGATGGCGAGTATGAGGTCTTCGTTGTTTGAGCGGTTGAAGAAAGGCACAAGGCGTTGTTTCCCAGCGAAGCCCTGATTGATGAGCAGATATTTTTCATCGTGTCGCATCGGGTTGCCGAGGTACACGGCCTCGCAACGCCAGCCCTGCCGCTCGAACTCGTGGACGACTACCCACCGGAAATCCTGTTCGTTGACGGCATAGTTTGAGCCGAGTGCCGTTGCATCGTAATAAAAGACCACCGTCTTGTTGCGGTGTGAGGCATAATATCGGCAGAAGTCCTCGACGAGTGCCGGTATCTTACGCTCAAACTTGACGAAGAACGATTTGAGGACGTTGAGCCGACGGTCGCGAGGCTGTCCGGCTACAATCCAGTTGATATTTGCATTGTAGTCCATACCAATGCAAATCGGAGCGTCGGGGTCAACGTCCTTGTCGGCGCGAGAGTCGAGAGCCGAGAAGTCGTAATCAAAACCGAGGGTGTCGAGGTATTGATTATCATTGGCATCGTACTTGTGCCCCTCGCGCATCGAGGAATAGAAGCCGTCTTTGGCAATTCCAATCCTCTGACAAAGGATAGAGGTTTGGAAGGTCAAAGGAGTAAGGTCGCGCTTCATCTGCTTGATGTAGTTCTCGCCGAGAAGCTGCAAGTTCTCAATCGAGGAATACTCGCGGTAGTAGACCGCGATGGAGCGCATCTTATTGAGGTCGCGGTCGAGGCGACGCAGGTAGCCTTTCAGATATGGAGGCACCGGCTTCCCCGAAGCGTTCAGGGCGCGGATGCGCTCTTTGGTGCGCCATATCTCGTAGACCGTGGCCTCGATGGTTGCTATCAGCTCCGGGTCCATCTTGTCGCGGTAGCGGAGGAACCAACTGCCCTTTTGGGTCTGCGGCATATCGCTCAATATCATAATTGAGTGATTGAAGGAGTGCTTTCCAAAGTACGACTTAATGCCGCCGTTGGCAGGTAGTGTTTCGTCCTTAAGTTTGGCGTAGTCGATAAACTTGGCCTCGTCGACAAGCAGCCACGAGAGCGTTAGCGAGTTGGAGCTGCCGGGGCGGTCCTGGCTGATGATTACAGCCACAGAGCCGTTGTAGAAAGATATGACGTGTTCATAATCTTTCGGGTCGATGATTGGTTGCCGGAAGGACTTCGGCGGTTTGCGCCCCACCACATAGTGTATGCCCTCGATAAAGCCCCAACGCTTCCATGCGGCGAGCAGCCCAGGAATGGTGTTAGTCAATCCGTGCTTGAAGGTAGGCACCACGATGCCGCCAGTCGAGCCGGGCATACGCTGCATATTACGCAGAACAAACGGAGCGGCGATGCTGTCCGTTTTGCCGGTGCGTCGCCCCGCGACGATAACGGTGGTGTTCGCGCCGATAAGCTGCGTGAGACGCTGCGGCTTGTTAAAGTAGACTTGTTTCTCTGATGAGTGAATGTGCGGATGTTTTGATGATTGTGTCATAAAAATCATTAACTTTGCATATCAAAATAATAAGCGCATGGAAATGTCTGACAAACTTCTCACGATATTAATGTTGATTGGTGTATTAGCTTTTATTGGGTTTATCGCCTTTATGGCTGTTCGCGCAGTTAAATTAAGAAATCGCGTAAATGCGATGAAGATGCCACCAAACATCAATCAGATCAGAAGAAAGTCATTATGGTTCGCCATTATTGTGATAACCCTAAGTTGCATCTTTGCGTATATTGTTACCTATCAATAAATTGGATTCGTTTGGGTCGGTTTCCTGTGGGCTGTCGGGGAAAAGTTTGTCGAACTCTAAATCTACTTCCTCGAACTCGACATCTTCAATGTCGATGGTTTCGCGGCGATATTTCTCAATCATCGCGTCAATCTTTGACTGGATGTTGGGAATAGGCTCGATGCCGAGGACACGCGGGTCATCGGTAGCCGTGAACGGTTGAACGAGGATTTGGTCGAGCGGTATAGCCTGTTCGTCTTCGAGGTCAACGCGGTTGAGCTTGCCGTAGGCGGTAGCGGCGCGTTCCATCGTCTTGCTGTCCTTGCGCTTTTCGGCCATCTTGTAAGTAGCGATAAGCATTTCATTGGTGCGCCACCGGTGAAAGTCGCGTGAAGCGGAGCCGAGCATCGGCAGCAGCGACTTCACCACGGCAAGATCGGAATAAGCCGTTGTGCGGTGTATTCCGTGGCGTTGGCACACCTCGGCGACAAACTCGCGGTCGGTGCCGTCGGGGTTGGCGATAAACCAGTTATACATTTCGCGGACACGCAGCACCTTCTCGACCATTTGGCCGGGATAACGCTCGCGCAACTCAACCTCTTTGGTAAAGAGTTCGGCGCGGCAAACTTCGATAGCGTTGGGGTAACTCATTCGTCGTCCTCCATATCCAAAAGGTTAGCCCGCGCATTTTCGAGCGCGAGCGGCGAGCCGACCTGTGCCAGCATCATCTCCTGAGAGTGCAGCTTGACTTTAGAGGCGGCTTTGCCACGACGGTATGCTTTGCTAACGTCGGTGCCTCGGTCGGCGATGTCAGAGCGCAGCACATCAGCCGGAATATCGAGGATTACGGCGATGTCGGATATTTTGAGGTAGATTGAGGCAAACTTCTCAATCTGTTGCAAGTCGTTCTCTGAATAGGTCATGGAGCGGTACTGAATGATTTGTTATTAAATCATCGACCTGCGCTTTGAGCGTAGCGAAGATCGCAGAGTCGGTAGAGATAAAAGCGGACTCGTGGCGGTTGCCGCGAGTAAGGTTCTGCGAGGTGATGACCGAGACGGTATCGCCTCGTTCCGACTGCACCAACAAAATCTTGCTGTGATTGTCAGCAAGATATGTGCGCTCAATAACCTGGGTGATGAACGCCCACAGTTTGAGCGTCTTGTTGGTCGCCTTGTGGTCGAGAACGAGGTTTATGCGACTGACTTTTTTATCCTTAGTGATGAAAAAGAGTCGCCGAAGAAACTCCTCGGAAATGGAGAAAGAAGTCTGCCAGACTTCTGCGACGCCAGCCTGAGCAAGAATCCATTCGAGAATGTCGGCCACTTGGACGGCATTTGAAAGGTAAGCCTGATGGGGCGTCTCTTTCAACGGACGAAGGATTTGGTCAATGTTGGCACTCCTTTTCATTTCGCGGCCTTCTTGGTGGATTTCTTAGTTGCACCGGCGGCGGAGCGTTTGGCTTTTGCCGATCGCGAGGGAACGGCATCGGGGCCGGGGGCAACATAGTGGTCGTATTCCTCCCAGTTGGAGTGAAGTTTCTTGTCGAGCGATATAAGTTCCTTTAGGAACGGATAACGCTCGGAGTCCGGGCAGGTAGCGTTTTCAAGCGAAAGCGAGCGGAGGCGCAGATGCAGCTCGCGCATACGTTGGAGAATCGAAAGGTTCTCAACGTATTTCGCCTTGATTTCGTCAGGCAGAGAATCGTGGTCGGCACGTTTGCCCTTTTGGGGCTGCTCGTCGGCGGATGCGGCGAGCGGAATATGTTCGGCCACGATAGTTTCCACCTGCGCGGCCATTTCCTCGACCTGCGCATGGGTCAGAGCTTGAACGCGGAAGTTGTAATACTTTTGAAGCTGATAGTCCACCACATCGTGGCGGCGGTCAATCTGCGAGATTATGTTTCGGTACATAATCTGATTGCCGGACAGCTTCAAAAGGTAAAGAGCGCCGGTTGCATAATCGCGCTCTGCTTCGGGCGTTTCAAGCCATTGCTTTATGAGTTCGGTAAATTTGTGGTCCATTTCGAGGGGTCAAAATTATTATGGCCGCAGGGGTCAAAGTTTATTGTTAATTCCTGTGAAGAACACGAGGTTTTTGCCGAGTGGCCGCAAGAGTTCACGCATCGAGATCATCGTGGCGCCGGTGGTAACGAAATCGTCGAAGACGATGATATTGCTCTCGGAGGGCGGTTCTTTGCCAAAGGTAAAGACAGCCCCGACACGATGCTTCGAGTGGCACTCGGCGACATCTTCGTAGAACGGTATGCCGAGCAGGTCGGCGAGGCGAGCGGAAATGAGCGAGGCGAAGTTTCGCTCCTTGTGGCGACGCTTGGGCGAGGTAACGATGCACCAGTCGCCGGAAGCGAGAGAATGACCGAGAATTTGCCGGATAAGGGTATTCATGCCCTCGGCAAACTTCTCGACCATATCGGGGTCGCTCTTAATGTCGGTCAGCGTCCGGCCATAGAGCGACTTTTTCCAGAGCGAGATTATTCCGAAAGCAGGATTGCGGTATGAGATACGAACTTTGTTCGGAGCGAAGTCGCAACGGGCTTCGGCCTGTTGCACGTCTTTCCATGCCGCCCGCTTCTTCTCGGCGAAAAGGTCTTTGCTTTGAGCCGAGGGTGTAAAAGAAGCGTCGAGGTCGGGGGCTTCCAACGAAGGCACTTCGATGTCGTTCAACACTTCGTCCAACGCTATCGCCCCTTTCCTGGCGCTTCCTGTATTCATAGAGCGTAGAGATTACGCGGCTTTGCCGGAGCAGTCGATGTCGCCGTCCTCGGTTTCAAGCGTACCGACAAAGAAGGGCGCAGGCACTTCGTCGGTAGCCTCGACGTTGATAGTGGTCGAGGTTGTGCCGGTGGCACCTTGACCGAGGTCCTGGGCGACGGTCGCCTTTGTAGTCCACTTGTCGTTGCCGAGCACACGAAAGTTGCCTTTCATATCCTCGACAATGAACACATTGTCGGTGTTGTTGATGTAGGCTGCGGCAGCGGTAGCCTCCGCGCCCACGCCGGGGTGAACGGCAACGAGCTTGTTAAGCTGCGTCTGCGAGGGCAGCTCGCCCTGCGCCTCCGACGTAAGCTGCGACTTGTCGGGAAGAATGTCGATATACTTCCACTTGGCATCAGCGGCAAGCGTGTAACCGCCGGTGAGGATAGCCGAAGTGGCACGTCCGAGTTCATCGCGAGGGAGCTGCGGATAGCCCAGGATGAAGGACTTGGCGAGGAAGTATATGCGACGCTTCACGCCCGGCAGCTCGGGAGTGCCTTGGCACCACCCGAGCGATTTCTGAATTGATGTGCAAACTTTTGCCATAGCGATAGCGGATTAGACGGTTATTTCAATGGTCTTGAAGCGGCGCTTGTCGATGGTCTCAAACTGGACGCCGAAGAACATAGTGGCGATGTACGACAGTATGAAGGGAGCATACTCCTTCACCATGACGTTCTCGACGTCGCCCATCTGGTCGTAGCCCACGAGCATATTGCTCTTGGTGGTAACGTGCATGAACTTTGACCCGGCCTTGTTGTAGAGGGGGCAGAACTTCAACTTGCCGTTGGAGCCTTCGACGGCACCCTGTCCGTACTGGGTGTTGTAAGGTATGCCGCCGTGGGTAAGCAGGTAGCCTTCGTTGTACTTGTCGACGAAGTCCTGCGAGCAATAGAGATAGAGGTCCTGGGCGCGGAGGCGCGGGTCGAGCGAAAAGAGGATTTCTTTGGCGATGTCTACGGCGTTGGCCGCAGTGATGGCATCGTCGAACTTCATGTAATTGCCCTCCTCGGCGGCGATAGCACCTGCTGCGATTTCCTTTTCGGTAATCGTGTCGAAGCCGTCGAAAAGGTCGGCGGTGGTGTTACCTGCGGCGTTGCGCTTGCCGTTCCATACAGCATCGTTCAGATGCTCGGAAAGGTTCTTGGCAATCTTGGCGAGGACGTGGCGCGCTGTCGGCGTAGTCATCTGACCGTCGCCCTTTGTGGCGCCGGTGCCGAGAAGCGTAGAGATAGCCGAGTTAGGCTCGAAGTTTGCGACAACGGAGCCAAAGAACGTTTCGAGGTCTCGGAACTCGATGCCGAGATTGTAGTCCACGGCCCGTTGGGGATTGTAGGGAGCAAACTGAGCGTCGCCCGTGAGGTTGCCGACGCGCTCCTTGTATCGGATGCCGGGTCGCCCCGTCATATACTGGAGCGTGTCGCCGATACCGATAATGGGGAGCATAAGGAGGTCGGCGCGATATTTCACGGCGGCTTCCTGATACTCCTGAAGTGTGAATGTTAATTTACCTGCCATTGTGGTATGGAGAGTTTAGGGTTAGACTTCGTTGTAGAGGGCGCGGGCCGAGTTGAAAGTTTCAACGAAGGCCTCGACATCGTTCTTGGGCTTGGGTTCGCCGCCGGGCTTGTTGTCCTCGACAACCTGCTTCGACGGCTCCGCCGGAGTCTTGTCGAGCTTCGCCTGAAGGTCGGCGATAGTCTGTTTCTGCTCGTTGCAGAGACGGTCTTTCTCGGCGAGCGCGTCTTCTATGGCGTCGAGCTGCGCCACTGTAACCGTAGCTGCACCGTCCTTGACGGTCAGCGGTTTGTCGGCGAGGATAGCCGACAAGAAGGTGTAAGTCTTAATCATTGCGGTGGTAATGGGATTGGTTGACGGTTTGAAGAAGGAAGTCAGGGCGGCGAGGAAGCGAGAAAACGCACTGTCCTTGTCGACCTCGGCGATGGGGATGTTCGGTATCGGCATACCGGCATTTGCCATAGCGGAAGCGAGCGCGTCGGTGAGCTTCGGGGCCGGTTCATCGGCAAGATCCGTGATTTCATCGACAAATCCCCAGTCGAGGGCTTCTTTAGCCGTGAGCCAGCCGCCTGCTTTCATCAGGGCGAGGAGGTCTTCGGTCTTGCGCTTGCAGCGCGAGGCGTAGAGTTGGGCGCAGTTCAGGTCGAGCTTGTCGAGGTCGGCCTTGATTTTCTCACAGTCGGCGATGAGCGTTGCGAACTGGTCGCTGTTAAGGCTGCCCCACTCGAAGAAAGCCATCGAGCATTTATGCACGAGGTACATCGCCCCGGCATCTATGGAAATGTGGGCTGCGCCGAGCGAAGCGATGGTTGCGGCCGAAGCATTGAGACCCACGAAATGCACATTGACATTGCCGTGGTTGCGGAAGGCTGCGGAGATAGAGAGGCCGGTGGCGAGTGAACCGCCGAGGCTGTCGATAAGGACGTTGACCTGCTTCCCCTCGTTCTTTGCGAGTTCGCGGTCAACGGTAGAGCGGTCGAAGTCGTAGCCTCCGACGTAGCCTTTGAGCGAGATATGGTATGCGGTCTTTGACATGGCAAAACTAACTTTGCCACGAAGTTACCGCTGTATAAAAGGTGGGGAAAAGACACGAAATATCAGGCAAAATCGTTAACTTTGCGTTATGAAAAGTATCTTTATTATAGAAGATAAGGACAAGAGTTTTTGTGAACTGCGATATTCGGTAGGATACTGCATGGATAAACTTAACTATATCTATCAGAGCGGTATTATATGCGATAGAACAGGCGCCGACTTTTCTCTATCTGAAAAAATTGTTGGATATGCTCTTTCAGAAAGTGATTTTTATAATCTTGGAGTTGAAATTGCTGAGAATCTTTATTGCGCATTATGCTCGTTGGTGAGAAAAGGATTACATGACGAGACATTTGCTATAATCGATAGCATCTATAAAATGAATAAACCAAATCGAGCCGCCCCGGAGGGCGACCCGAAGTAAGGAGAGAGGGAGGGGTCAGATGACGCGGAACACGTTATTGTTGGCGCCCATCGAGTAGTCGTACATAAACAGCTCGCGTCCGAAGGCTTCGTAGTCGAAGTAGCGGGCGAGGTCGCCCATCTCTCTTTCGAGATTGTAGCACTCGCTGATGATGTGCCGGGCGAAGTCTTCTTCGCTGTCCCACTCGCCGCAGTAGGCTTCCTCGAAGTTGTCGAGTTCGTCGTGGAACTCCATGTAGTCATCGACGGCCTCCTGACCGTGCTTGTCGCACATATCCGAGTATTCGAGGATATGGTCGAAGTCGTCCTCCGACATGAAGCCCTCGTTGTACCACTGGCGGGGGAATCCCTCGTAGTCCTGAGCCATCAGCTCCGGGTCTTCCTCGTCGGCGTGGATAGCCAGGCAGAAGTCGATAAACTCGTCATAGGCGTTGAAACTGCTGAGGTCAATCCACAAACCGCAGAGCGAGCCGTCGTTGTACTTGCCGTAAGTACCGACATAGACGGAAGGTTCACCGTCGCAGCCGCTCTTGTGTTCAATGACTGCTTCCTGAAGGTCGGCTACCGTGTAGCCCAGTTCGTTGAGTCGTTCTTCGACTCTTGGAGTGATGTTGAGTTCTCCGAATTGTAATCTCATTGCTGTAAAATTTTGAGGGTTTGACATTTGGTTCATTTTTCAAGTTTTACGTTGCAATAATTGGGAGAGCTGAGGAAGTGAGCGAAGCAAAAATTTCAAGTAAAATTTTAAGGCCGTGGCCGGTCAATACTACCTTCAAGGTGGAGATTGATAAAAATTTATGCAGTAAATCCGCAGGCTTGTTTTGCGTTGAACGGTCAGCCCTACCTTTGCGACAGGAAAACTAAATGAGCCAACTGTCCCGAAAAATCAGCAATGAGATTACGGAGAACTAACATCCGAGAGTCAGAAGAACCAGCGGACGCGGCGAAGCCGGACCGAAAGGAAAAGTCGAACAAGAGCGGATGCAGGCGTGCCTGAACGAGTATCTATGTCGGTGCTTACGATTATGGCAAGTACAATGGCGGCGTGTCGTAAGTGGATAGACAGTTGCGGCCAACGGCCACGACACCTTAGACTGCAAGGCGTTCCACATAGGCGAGGCAGACCCATACCTTGAAAATGGCTCGGACTATGAAGGCTTCCACTGCCTACCGCTGAAAATCGAGGGCAATGTCCGAGGAAGATTACGACCGCCAAAATCCACGGAGCGAAAAAGTGTGGCAGGTATATTGCCGATGCCGTACTGCTGACGATTGGAGATTGCAGACAGACCGACTACCCGAAGGGCTACTGCGGAGAACAGGACAGGCACCCGATACATCGTGTGCCACGACCACGAAGAACAATAGATGGGCCACTGCTCACGCCGATTATGAAGCAGCGCTGTTCAACGGAACCACAATATGGGCGCACCGCTGAAAGTCAGTGTTCCGCTTCGTCTGACCCCTCCCTCCGACTGCAAGGTGTCGCCCTCCGAGACGGCTCTACCAATGAAAAACCGCCGACGCCTCACGCGCCAGCGGCCAACAACTTCAAAATCTGTAATGACTTTTGCCGCATCACTGCGGCGGACGAATGGGAATGTTCTTGATGCAAAAGAATATCATATAACGCACGGCACCATCGAGCGGATGGATACGTGCTTAATCTCGTATTCGTACCCGGCGGCATCGCCCGACGGCAGACCGCAACGCTGCTCCGACTCCACTTGCGGATGCGGAGCTTCGAGCGAGCCGAGAAGGTAAGACTTACCGTTTACGTCGGTAACGACAAAACCGAGGCAAGGATTCCTGGGAAGCCGCAGGTCGGTAAGGAACTTCAAGGTGGCGGTGTCCTCGTACCCGGCGCCGTTCTTCTTGGTCTTGCACTCGCAGGTCGGTTCGTCGAAGAAGGTAATCGGATGAACGTCTGTAAGGACGGCCACCGTCATGCCGCAGATAGCCGAGAGGTCGACTCGGCGCGGCAGATGTCGGCAGTCAATCCATCCGATAGCCTTTATTCCGGGTAATATCTGTGTCGAAGTCTTCATTATAGCAGAAATAGCATAATTGAAAAAATGAGGTGCTGAAATCAATGAGATTTTTTACGCAAATATTGTTTTTCTGCGCGTTTGCGGTGAAGATAGATGTCGCGCTGCCGCTGATAGCGTTTGGCGATTGCGTTCCAGTTCTTCTCCGTCGGCTCGATGCCGTGCTTCTCCATCCACGCATAGATAAGCTCGTCCTGACGCTTGCCTATTTTGCCGAAGTGATGCAGCTCCTCCCAAAGCTGAATGTCGAAACGGTTGCGGATAAGATTGAGCAACATCGACAGCGCACGTGGCGGCAGGTAATTGTACGTTTCCGGCGGACGGTTGCGGAACGTCGGAATCCTGACGGCCAGTTTACCATCGGCGCAGACCTCCGGCTCCACCCCCTCCGGCAGCTTCGCCATATACAGTTCGAGAGTCTTGCTCTCGACCGAGCCACGGGTAAGATGCACCGGCACCTCGCCGCCGTGTTCGTTGACGAACCACTGCGCGAGATAGTCTTCCAGAGGTAAATAGATACAAAGGTCGCTCATAACATAGCCGATTGGTACATACAAAGTTACCAAATATCAGCGTGTTAGCCTAATAATCAAGGGGGATAATGCGTGACTTACGGTGACACTCCGGAGCCGATTTTCAAATTTATTTCTCAGTCCAGCGAAGAAGAAAAATATGGGAGCGGTATAATCGGCGGGGTGACAGCGTTGACACCGTTGACAGTGAGCCTCAGGAAGTCAGACAACGAGGCGTAACCACCTTACTTTACAATACTTTATCTTTTTTGAAAGAAAAAGAAGATAAGTAAAGTAATGGCTTGAAAGTGTCAACGATTGACTCTTAAAAAAATCGGATTTGAGAAAATGACTACAAGTGTCAACGATTGTCAACGCTGCATATTTTCATAAGTCATTGAAATACAATAAGTGCTATCTTGTCAACGGTGACTTTCGCAAAACATACGCTTTTGCTTTCCTATGATTGGCTTTTTTGCAATAAAAAAGGCCAACATCCGGGTGTTGACCTGAGAGGAATAATGATGGATTACAATGTCAGAACGGCACATCTTCCTCCTTTTCGGGAGGGTCAAAGAGCGAGGAGGGCTTGGGAGGAACTGCCGGAGATTGAGGAGAAGAAACGGCATCTGCTGGGTCTTGGTCCTCGGCCAATTCCTCGGACTCTGTAATTACCTCGGTTTCGAGGTTCAGCCCGAACTCGGCTTTAAGCATGGCATAGTTGAAGCACATCGCCTTAGGGCGGTTGACTTTCATCTTCTTGGTCTGAGTGCCGTTCAAAGTTTCAAAGGTATAATCGGGCGTACCGTTTGCGAGCAGGATAGTGAAACGGTCCTGTTTCAGACCGAGGAACGAGGGGTGCGATCGGAGATAGGAAAGCATCGTACTCCAGTTGCTACGGTTGGCGGTGGCGTTTGCGGAGCCTCTGACGTTGAACAGACCCGCCACGGCAGCGCTGTTCAGATAGAGAATTGGAGTAGGCTCTGCGAACACCATATCCTCCTTCATCGTGGTGGAGCGGAAAGTGCGGTGCCACTTGATGCGGAAGTGCGCTTTGTCGATTGCGCGGCCCTGGGTGTGGAAGCCTTGCAGAGCCTCCCAGAAGTCGCCCATCTCGGAGCTTTCCTGTGCCGTCTCGTTCTGCAGACGCATACCGGCCACGGCCACCGTGAGCAGGTCGTTGTAGCTGAACGGAAGCGACAGCACCGATTCGAGGGTGCGGAAAGCGGCAAGCGGAATAATCCAGTTGCCGAAGATACGGTCATGTATCTTCTCACCCTCGACAATCTTAGACAGCTCCGATTTGGTGAGCGAGTAGGCATTTGAGAAATTTTTCTCAAACAGTTGCCGGTGGCCGAGGACTTCGAGGGTCAGGTGTGTATTGCCGAGCGAACACATAGCCACAAGATCCTCGTAAGCGTCGCGCTCCGGCTTGGAGAAAGAGGTCTTGGAGAAAGCGAGAAACAGAACACGGGTAAAAAGCGCCATGTCCTGTGTGGGCTTGTCCTGGCCGCAGAGGGCTATCCCGGTGGATATGATGGTCTGCGCAGCCATGCCGTCCGTGTTCTGATTCTTCTTGGTCTGACCGCCGCCTCCCCACAGACCTTTGAGGTATGCTATTTTCCGCACATCGAGGTCGTTCTTATACTCGTCGAAAACGACAAGAGAGTTGACTGCCTGACTGACGCGGTCATTCATAGCCGGAACGGAGGTAACACCGAGATTCGGAGGATCAACGCTATGTATGAAGAACGACTGGAGAGAGGTCGCAAGCGTAGTTTTGCCCGTGCCTTTCTCACCGAAAAGGTTAAGGATTGGGAAATGGCGTGTGCGGTTGAATATGACATCACGGTACAGAGTGGCAAGCAGGTAGCAGAAAGCGATTTTGGCATTGTCTCCAAATACTTTGACGAGTTGTATGGCAAAGTCGTAGAGCTTTATGCCGCTGCGGTTTTCATGGATGAAAAGCCGCTCGAACTGGTATATTTCGGGATTGTTCTCGTACATCTTCGATGTGGCCGGGATATAGAACGACCTGGAGGGGGCGGTTTCCACGATACCGAGGTCATCGACGGCCAGGAAGCGGTCGCCGTTGAAAACGCCGTTGCCAAAGGCGAAGAAGCCGTTGACGCCATCCCAGCCCATCTTGCGGACACGCTCTGCAGAGCGTGTGCCGCGATAGAGATATTCCTTAACGTTGTTGAGCTTGTCTATCTTGGCTCTCCATATATAGTTGCCGACGGAGCCGACGCGCTGCTGAAATGTAGTGAGCGAGCATAGTTCGGACTCCCGGAACTCTATGTCGACCGACTCGTTGAACTTGTTTACCATGCGGAACAGACGGGTGCCGTTTGTTTCGTCCTTGATGTGGTATAGCGATTCGAGAAAGAAGTTTGAGAGCCTTACGGCCTCGCCCTCGTCGTAGGTGTAGAAGCAGTTGTCTATGATGTTCAGGTTGCAGACGCGCAGAAGTTCTTTCCTGCGTTCCGCATCGTTCTTCGGGTTTGACTTGGCGGCACGTTGCCGGGCCTCGCCTTTGGCGCGGCTGACGGCTGCTTTCCACGATTTGACCGTACCGTTGATTTTGGCGAGAGAGGCGATGCATTCGTCAGCTATTGCATCGTCGCTGATATGTCGCAGCAGGTCTGCTACCTCGGCTACAATCACGCGCTGTTCGGCAAGTGATGAAGCCACGGAGAATTTCTTCTCCGCGAGCCAAAGGATAAACGGTTTTTCGGGAATGGCGGCGTAGGTCTCCGGCGTAAGGATATATTCGTCGGCGTCGTTCTTGTGAAGAATTACGGCATCATCCTCGGTTTTTTCTTCTTGGAAAGGCAACTCGCGCACAGTAACATCGAAGCCCCGGCGCACGGCTTCGGCTCCGTTAGTCATAACGGCCTTGAAGCCGGGCCCGAAAGGTTCATCTTTCGGAGGGTCGGAGTCCGGAATAAAGCATAGGGATTGTATATGCTTTTTGAGAATGTCGAACTGGGCGCCACTCCAGGCGGTGCCGAGAGTGGCTACGGTGTTTTCAAGTCCGATGGACTGGAGGCGCAGCACATCGGGCGCGCCCTCGACGATGTTATAGTAGAGCGCATCACGGCAACGGCTCGCCCTGTCGATGCCGAAAACGGACTCACCTTTGGTAAATACCGACGAGTTGCACGAGTTGACGTATTTTCCTACCTTGTCGGCCTTATCATCGCCGAGATAGCGGGCGGTAAAGGCAATGACGCGCCCGAAGCGGTCGCGGATAGGGATAACAAGGCGGTTTCGGAATAAGGTATATATCCGACCGCTCTTTTCATCCTGTTTGTAAATGCCGGACTGAACGAGCAGATCTTCAGTGATAGCTTTGCTCTTGCAGTATTCCATAAGAAGTTTGCTATCCTTCGGAGCCAGACCGATACCGCAGGTGGAGCAGAAATCCTCCGGCCAACGTGAGTAAGCGTACTCACGGGCTGCGCGGGCTTCGTCGCTCAGTTCCACACGGAGCTGATCGAAGAAGAATTTATGCACCGTTGCGACGACGGCCAGGACTGATTCTTTCAATCGCGCCGCCTCCCGTTGCTCGTCGGTCTGTTCCTCCTTTGTGTATTCGATATGCAGATTGTTGGCTTTGGCGATGGCTTCGACGGCCTGTATGAAGTCCATACCCTCGCGCTCCATATAGAACCTGATGCCGTCGCCCCCACGGTGGCAGCTGTGGCAGTACCAGAGGTTTCTGCCGGGCGTGATTGAGAAAGATGGCGTTTTCTCGGAGTGGAACGGGCATGAGGCGAACATCGTTGAGCCACGCCGACGGAACTCCAGCCCCCACGATTTCAGAACATCCTCGATGTCGAGATTGCGTACCGCCTCTATTGTCTTGTCGCTTATCATAATTCTTTGGCTTTATCCCAGCAGTCGATGATTGACTGGCCGGTGTATTTGAGTCTGCGCGGATTGCCGTTGCAGGGAGAGATCAGACCCATGCGGCGCAGTTTGCGCAGGGTCTTGTGGCAGATGCCAAGTTCGGCACAAGTCCGCTTAACCGAAAATACACCGTCGGGGTCGCATTTGGGGCGTATTTCAATCATGGCTGCGGTTGCTCTGTGTCGGTGGCCGTATCGTCAAAGATACGCTTCCCGGCCTCGTCCTCGATAATCTGTTTCGCGTGTTCGGGTATGCGGCAGGCCATTCCTTTCCAGTTAAAGAAGGTCTGTCGCCTTACCCCCGCGGACTTGACAACCCCGGTGACGAACTCGACCCTCTCACGATAAGTGAGGGTGTCGAGAAAGCCGTTGAGCTGCGTCGCCTCCCGGTGCTTTATATCATTGTTCGTCATCACGTTCAGCATTGTTCCTGTTGTTGGCGGCCTCCCAAGCGTCGGCCATCAGTTTTGAGATTATATCGGAGCTGACCGCGATGTGCAGTACTGTTCCGATACCGTTGTCATTTCGGTAGCCGACCATCGAGCACAGCGAGTTGGTTTCGGCCTCGCAGCAGATTATCATTGTTATTGTCTTTGTGGGCCAGGGCTTGGCAATGCGTTCCATGAGAGCGAAAAGTTCCTCTTTTATTGTCATTGTTCAGCGTTTTTTAATCGGTTTGGCGGTCACATATCTCACCGCGTCAAGTTCATGTTGTTTTCTCGTTCTGACCGGGTTCTGCTTTACCCATTCGATAAGCTCTGCACGGTCGAAGTATATATACTTGCCGTTGGGCTTGTAGTGTGGGATGGCGGCGGTGCGCGTCAGTTTGTAGAGCTGGCTTTTCGACACGCCCAGGAACTCGCTCGCTTCCTCAAGTGTCAGGACTTCTTTCGGAGCGGCGGATTCTCCGGTGTTGCTCTCGATGCGCGACAGGATTTCTTCTATCGGTCCGAAGCCGTCCAGTCTGCGCTCGACCTCGGCGAGCCTTTCGGCCAACTGTGTATCGCTATTCTGTTTTGGCATTTCTTTGCGTTTTTTGATTTTCGGATTAAGGAGGCGTCCCAATGCTGTTTACTTAAGGTCAAATAGCGCGAGCGTAGTTTGTTAGAGTCATGTATTTTCCGGAATGCTTAATC